AACGTATTGGCTTCGAATGCTTGCAATGTGAAGGTGAATTGTTCACTGGCTTTCATTCTGAACTCCATTACTGTCTGGGCGCGATAGGCGGTTGTTACTTGGCCGGCCCATAGGTAGGAGGTGCTATTGGAACTATTGGCTCCGCCGACTGAGTTCGTATAGTCGGCGTAACCAACTCCGGCATAATAAAGGCTATTCCGTGCCGTTCCGCCGTTGTATAGGACGGCTTGTAGTCCCGCGGTTGCTGATCCAATGGCGGAGAATACGAGTTTGTAATAGACGAAGGTTGATGAGATGTTAGTTATATCGACAGAGGCGGCGGTTGCGAATGAGCCGCTCGAAACATAGACGAGGCCCGAGTTGGCAAGGTAAGTATTAACGTCGGCGCTTGTGGCGAGTTCACCAACGGCGAAAGTCTTGACGGCCATATCAGGCTCCTATCTTGTCGAGGCGAGCCGAGAGCGCGTCGATTTGGGTTTGTTGGGTTTGACATACTTTCAAGAGGTAGACCGCTAGTTTCTCGTACGCGATGCCTTCGGGGTCTCCGGCAGGATTTCTATGGACAAGCTCCTCAAGTCCTAATTCGGCGGCTTGTTCGGCAATGAGTCCGACTTCGAGATGTTTGTCTTGATCTTCTTCGTACATCTCGGGTAAGTAGTAGAACGTGACCGGCTCGAGCTGGAGAATCTTGTCGGTGTCGGCTTTGAGGGTTTCGATGTCGACTTTGTAGCGGCGGGATGAGACCGATGTTCCGAGTGTTCCGGCGGAGTTGATGAGAACGGTTCGCGCGGAGGTTACGGCTTCGCTGTAGACCGTTGACGCGTTGACTACGCGGGCGGTGAATTGTCCGATTTGGGTGTAGGTGCCGTTGTTGTAGAACTGGTTAGGGGTTGAGTCGTCGGTGATGAAGGCTTGAGACTGGATTCTGTTGAATGCGTCGCGGACGGGAATTGTGTCAACTACGGCCGAATAGGACGAGTTGAAGCCGTCCAAGAGTGCCGCGTTGCTGGCCGTTCCCGCGTTGCCGGTGACATTTATGGGGTATGTCCCGCCGTTGACAAGTTCTTGTGCTCCGATGGAGCCATCTTGAATGTTGGCTCCTGTAATGGTTTCGAGGGCAATGTTGAAGCCCTCAATGGTGTTCAGAGCAATATCGGCGTTTGTAATTGTTCGGTCGAGGATGTTCGATCCGGTAATTGTTCCCGCGGCGATGTTCGATCCGGTGATTGTTGCGGCGGCGATGTTCGACGCGGTGATGGTTGCCGGCGCAATGTTGAAGCCCTGAATCGTATCGAGAGCGATGTCGGTGTTGGTGATAGTCCGATCGAGGATGTTTGCGCCGGTGATTGTGCCGGTGGCAATATCTCCGCCGACGATGGTGCCGTCGATGATGTTGGCAGATGCTACGGAGTCACTAGCCATCTTTGCGTTGGTGATTTGTCCGTCTGTGATGCCGGCGGTGATGACCGGGTAGATCTGTTTCCATCCGGTCGTCGTTGAGTCCGTGTTGACTTGGACGACGTTAGTGTCTTGAAGGTAGGCGACCATGCCTTCCTTGACGATTGAGACGGTGAGCGCGGCATCTCGAGCGGCGGCGTTCGCGAATCTCATGACCGCCTGAGACGAGCAATAGTCCGTGAGGTCTGCCGCGTCCAATACGGTCGCGGCGACGAACGCTTTATATCCTGACGCCATTTAATCCTCCTAGAATCCGTATCGGTTGGAGTCTAGTAGAGACAACGGTTGCAAGGTTGGAGAGATGGCGGAGTCTCCCCATACTAGGGATTGTTCGGCGGCGTCGATTAGGTCGAACTCGAGTAGGTGCGCCGCGGGTGAGATTCGGTGTTTGATGCCGGAGATGTTCATGTATTTTGAGATTAGTTGTCCGCCCGGTGGCGTGAACTTGATGAGAACTAGGTCGTCAATGTCGAGCGCGGCGACGAGTCCTTGGTTTGAGCCTGTTTGTGCGGCCATGTCAATCGCAACAACACGGGGTCGGAATACGGGTTGCGAGAATGTGTTGGCGTAATACTGTGAGAAAGAGAGGGCTACGGTGTCGGTCGACATGAGCATTCCTTCCTCGTTATAGGCGAAAATGCCATACGAGGCTTGTGAGGTGGCGTTGTCGGTGACTTGGGTAGTGCCGCCGGTACGGGTGATTGAGGCGCGGTTGTAAAGAAGTTCGGAACCGAACTCGACGCCAATCGAGCGGGGAGTGATGCTCGTCCCGTCGTCGGTGATTGTGATGGCTCCGGAATAGGTCGGGTTGTAGCGCCTCGATCGGAATGTGAGGAATCCTTCTTTAGATACGAAGAGCGCTCCGGGTTCGGACGATTCGATTTGCTGGAGGAATGTGAGCGCGTTCTGGCCTACCGTGACCGTCGTTGATTGAAAGGTGGTGATGCCGGTCGTGATGTCTCGACGTGTCGGGTCAAACGCGACTTCGGCGGTGTCTAGGACTGCTGAGAGCATGGTCGACGAAAGGTTGGTCCCGAATGTTGTCGTCGCGAGTGTCCGGTTTGCTAACTGGCTGAACGCGTCGGCCGCTAAGACGGTCGCGGTCGCGCGTTGATCTAGTGGATAGTTGAGATCCCAATCTTGGACGACTCCGAAGAAGATGAGCTCGGTTCCGACCGTGACGCGGATCCGTCGGCCCGGGATGATTTGACCGGCGTAGGGGTACTGAGTGGTCGCTGGCGGTGGAATTGTTGGGTCAAACTCTGCCCGCTCGTTATCGAGAACGACCGTACACGTCCCCGCGTTGTATCTGCCGAGGGCTTGGTTTTTGCCTCGAGTGATTGAAGTCGAATAGGCGCGGTTTGTAACGTCAACAAACACGACACCGCCGAGTTTGTAGGTCGTACCGTTGAGGACGCCTTTTGTCGCGTCGTTGAGTGTGAAGTTGAGCAGAGTTGACGAGGTGTTGAACTCGATCTCGACAATCGCCGGCGCGATATTGGACATTTAGGCCGCCTGAAAAACGGGGCCGGCGGTGCGTTCGTATTGTTTGATCGCGTCGACTACTTGACGGCCAATTTCTCGGGGGTCGCCGACGCCTGTCTGTACCGTGATGGAGTAAGACTTGCCCATGTTGCCGAGACGGTTGAGAGGGATCACGGCTTCGGGTCCGCCTCCTTCGCCAATCATGGCCAGAGTCGGACTCGTGACGATGCCGCCTTGGGCGAGTTTTGGAATGTTCGGGATGTTAATGTTTGGGAGCAATGCGCGACCAACGGGTCCGACGGCGAGATTAGCGATTGCATCGAGGGCGCGGTTGACGCCTTCGATGATTCCGTTTCCGATTGACTTACCGAGCGACAAGCCAAGGTCGAGGAACTTTCCTCCGAGTTGACCGGCTAGGACGGGGATGATCTTGATGATTTCGAGGGCCATGAGTCCGAGTCCTTTGAGGACTTCAGGGGCGATTTGGATCACCCAACCGGTGAGGGCGGCGGCGAGTTTGAGCGCGGTTTCTGAGAGTTTTGGCGCTACAACGGTCACGAGGTAGACGACCGTCGCGGCTAGGAATGTTCCGAGGTTCTTGAGGAGGTCGGGGATTCTTGGCTCAATCCAGTCGACGAGCGCGGAGCCGAGTTTGATGAGTTTGTCTTGGAGCTTGGGGAACGCGACTTCGATGAGGAAGGTTGCGGCTTCGGCGATGAACTTTCCGAGAGCGGCCAACATTGGACCAATTCGGGGTCCGATCCATGCGACGAGCGCGGCCCCAACCTTGTCGAGAGCCTCGGAGATTGCGGGGAGTGCGACGTCTTGAAGGTAGGTGACGGCGTTATCGAACGCGCTACCGATGGCGTTGGAGACGCCGTCTTTCTTGATTGTGGCACCGAAGCCGCCAACAAAGTCGGAGAAGGCCTTGAACGCGGGGAGGATTTTGTCGGCGACTATGTCGACGAGGACGGTGAACGCTGGCACCAATGCGCGACCGATTTCGGTTTTGACGTTGGCGAACTCTGCCGTCAGGATTTTTTGCTTGTTTGAAAGTGAGTCCGATGTTCTTGCGAAGTCTCCTTGCGCCGCGCCAGTCTGTTCAAAGATGGCGGCTTGGGCGGCGAGGACCTTTTGTTGAGGTGTGAGGGCGTCTTTAGTGGTTGAGACAATGCCAAGCTCGAGAGCCTTTTGACGAAGTGTGGCGTCGTCTAGGAGGACGCCGAACTTGCGGAGAGGTTCGGCTTCGCCTCTAAGGGCTGAACCGATGGCGTCGATTGCTTGTTGGGGTGTCGTGTTGTTGAACGACGCAAGGTCTCCGGCGAGTGACAAGAACTCGGTCGAGAATCCCGAGAGATCCTTACCGGTGAGTCCGGCAGATTTTCCGAAGGTGGCGAACGTGGCGGCACCGTCGAGGGCGGCTTGTTTTGTGAGGCCGAGAGAGCGGGCGGCACCATCGGCGAACTTTTCGATTTCGTCCGCGCTTTCGCCGAAGAGGACGCCGACTTTGGAGAGGGTTTCGCCAAGGTCGGCGGCGTCTTGGATTGCTGAGTATGCGAGAGCTCCCGCGCCGGCGATAGCGGCGGCTGAGGCGAGCGCTACCTTTTCGATTCCTCCGAAGGATTTTTTGAAGAGGTCATCGGTTTCGTCGAGGGCCTTACGAAGTGGGGCCGCGTTGCCCGAGATGACGATGTTGATCGCTTTAGCCATGGCGGGATTCTACTCTAGGTCGTTCTTCTTGATGATCTCGTCGATTCGTTGTTCGTAGAGTCTTTGGACCTCTCCGCGTCGACCGTCGAGGACTTCGTAGACGAATGGGTTGGGTGCAATGTTTCGCGCTGGCCATCCGAAGTGGATCGGGCCCGCATAGAGAAGCGAAGCGGAGCCAAGTCGGACGCGTCCTTGACGTTGTAGCGGTGCTGATTTGATGCTTGCCAAGAGTGCGCCCGATTGGACCGGGACGAGTGGAGTCGCGGCGTCGACGATGATTTGTCCGGCTTGCCGGTGAGTTTCTTTCATGTCGTCGCGGGATTGTTTTGAGACGTCTTTGAGGGCTTTTTGAACTTGACGGAGACCGTCGATTTCAATCTTGCCTCCACGATCTCCAAGGACCCCGGCGCGATAGTCGGCGGCGGCTTGTTTCTGATACTTGTTGAGCGCCATCTTGTTATCTCTTTTGGTTTTGTTCTTTGAGGACGTCGACGAGGTTGTTGAGCGTGTCAATATCTTCCTCGAGGAGTGCCTTGGGTGGGATACCGGTGGCGATTGCTAGTTGGCAGATGAAGCGGTTGAACTCTCTGGGGTTTCTTTTGGGTCGTCTGCCAACTCGATCATTGGGATGGAGGCGAGTGATTGGATAAACGCTTCGCGCCATGCGGCGACGGGGATTCCCGCTTGTCGTTCGGCGATGAACGCGAGGAGGTTCATGTTCCCGGCGTCCATTTCTGAGATGTTTTGAATTGTCTTGAACCAAGACGATCCGGACATTTTTTCCCATTGGTCGATGATCCACGGAGTCACGGGATATGTCCCGGTCGTTCCGTCTGTGTGCGTGACGGCGATTTTTGTGTTCGGGATCATGTTTTAGACGCTCGCGATGGCGAGGGTGCCTCCTGTGAATACGGCTTGGGTGGTGGCAATCGAGCCCAAAGATCCGTCGATGCTATTAAACGACTCGAGATACGCACCGGTCACCGTGTATCGCCTGTTGGTCGCTGAGACGGCACCGGAGGCGGGAATGAGGACGAGAGTGGTCGTTGATCCCACGAGTGCTTCGAGAGTGGCGGTCGTGTTCGAGGCCGCTTGGTCGAGTTGGACTTCGATTGTGACCGTGAGGTTGATGAGACCGGCGGCGAACTTTCGGGCGGTGTCGGCCTGTGTTGTGACGTCCTGAGATTCTTTCGAATTGACAAGAACGGCGCTGACTATTTTTGAGTCGAGGACCACGGAGTTCACCGTGACCTGAGTCATTGGGATGTATTGGGCCATGATTTACTCCTTGGGCTCTGAGACGGTCTTGTTGACCGTCTTGGTTGATTCTAGATGACCGCTAGAGATAAGCGCGTCAATGTTGACGCCCGCCTCTAGAAGTTGGTCCTCTGAGATTTTGTTGCCGGGTTCGCCGAGCGCGATTGAAGAAAGGATCTTGTAGTCCATTGGGTTCTGCTTTCTATCCGTAGATTTCGATTTCGTATTGGTACGCGAAGAAGGTGACGCTCGAGACTTCGATTGTGATCGGAGCGGCACGAACTACGCGATGAGACGCGACCGCGCCTCCGAGAGTCATGTTAGTCGTGAGCGCGGCCTTGATGCTTCCCGCGCCTGTGCCGGCGAGGAATCCGTCGAGTTTGTCTTGAGCTCCTCTTTCGTTCATTCGTGACACGATGACGATGACGTCAACTTGTGCGAGGTCGAGAC